TCCGGCGGCTCGTCTGTTGTTCGGTATGTGGTTTGTATCATAACATTACCCAAAGCGGGGCTAGAGCCTGAAACGGCTGCTCCGCTTGATGGTACGTAGTGAAAAACCATACCTCTGATAGTGTATTCCTGAAAGCGGTGTGCGACATCATACAACCAGGGAAAGGTATCGCTCATCCCCGGGTTTAGTGGCAATGAATATTGCAACTTAAATCCGACTGAGCTTTTAACCGGCCCGATGTACTCTTTGTGCCGAACAACCACAGACTGGTTGGTACTATGCATAGCTGGGATTGTGCCATTATTCGCTTTCACAATAGAATTGCTATTAACCGTATAGTCTCCAAATCCGAGCCACTTAGACAATGCCGCTCCAAGTTGATTGCCTGCCATCGTTCCCATACCTGGGGCTCCTAAGTACGTTCCTAACGCACCACCACCGGTCGATCCAGCCAGCCTTAACAACTGGCCCACGGCTGAAATCTTCGCGGCTTCTTTATTTTGTGTTTTATTCTTTTTACTTTTCTTACCAGGCGCCAACTGCACCATGATTTGCTTCTTGCCTCTTGTCATCTTTATTATTTATTAAAAACTACGGGCGCCTCTCCAACTATCAATGGGCAGAAGTTGGGTTGGTCGCTTAACTCATCAATGAGTTTGACCTGATCGTAGTAGGATTCTATTGCCAGCTGCTCACTTGGATTGATCCCGAAAGCGATAGCGAAGCTAGCCCTGCACTCTGGAGTGATAGCAGTCACCGAAGCTGTATGGGTAGCTCCTCGCTCCTCCATACCATTCCCCTGGTAAACCACGTTCCGAAAGTACTTTTGACTAAACTTTCCGCCACCTCGCCTCATGCACTCATAGAAAGATTGCAGAACTGGTATGCCCGACGCCAATGACAAACCTCCAGTTCCGACAGCATTCCTCCACTTAGCCAATGCTTTTGGAGTGGTTATAGCCTTCAAACACATGGGATCCTTAGTCATACAGGCTATAGGGTTCCGGACCATGCGCCATCGCGTTCCATCGAACACGGGGTGTGCCTGACAGAACTCTATTTCTTCAAATCGAAATACCGGTTTTTCTGTCTCCACACGAAATCCACAAAGGGAAAACCACCAATTACATTGAGCCAAAAAGCGGTTCAAATGCTCTCTTTCCATGATTACAACGCAATCATCTCCATTGTTTGCCAGTTCAGCAAACGCACAAATCCTCAAAAACATAAAGAAACAATATACAATAGCACACATGATGATACAATTACCCAAACTGGTGTTGATGTCTCCTGAGCACCTCTTACCTCTAAACCAAGCTCTGACTACTCCGTCCCAAACTCGTCCTATCGACACACTAGTGAGCTGCCACAACAACAGCATAACCAGAAAAAGGTCATTCGGATAAAACCCAGTGTAATAAGAATGTTCGTACTTAAGCGTCTCCTCATCAAAATGAGCGTCATACTTAACTGCGTCCAATCCAATCGCTACTGGGTCTTTGAATAAATCCCACTTCTGTCGAAGCACTTTCGCTGAATCATACACGTCCATCCCCTTGATGACGGTAGCATCAGTTCGCCCGCCCATGGCCTTGTTAAGTGCTTCGAACACTTTATGTTCAATATGTTTTAGATAAGAGGCCAGACACAACCCATACCTCGCACTGGGTGGATTGATGACCCTTGTCGCTTTATTAACGTTGACTTTCTCGAATTTACCAAAATTTTCGAGTTCTCTATCTTTGCGAGTAAGTGGCCTCTTGCACAACGAAAGGTACGCATTAAGGTAACGGCGATACTTGGCTCCATGATAGAGGTTTACTGTTTCCAGCAACGTATTCTTGAAGGCTTTCCCAGCCATTTCCTTAATTACGCGATTTCGAAACGTTCGAAAGCAACTACGCTCAAAGCAGTTCTTGATGGGTTTCAACGGCAACACAAACCTTCCATTGACCTCAACAAAAAATGACCTCTCCAATATGGCACAGACAAGTCCATCAACGCTTGCATTATGCACACCAAAATTATTATTACATGCAATACTGGTATAAACACAAAACTTCCTCTCCTTAACGTCGTTCCCGTTCCTCTGCACAGTTAGCCTGAACCCCGAATTTGCCGCAAACAATGCATCAACCAATGGTTGAGGCACCCGCGACACCTTCGAGATTCCAGTGCACCGGACTGGGCGCCCCTACCAGTCATACCCGACTGGCTCGTCGCCCAGTAACCAGCGCACTAGCCTACTCTTCTTGCAAGCACGTTCACGCGCGTTCTCAACGAGCCTATCCGAATCCTCCTTGAAGAAAGCCACTTCGATGAGGCGCAAGTGTGCCGAAGCATCCCGGTTGCGCACTCCATATCCCCGAAGCACCCTGACTATCTCCCTGCGCACCACCTCAACGTTGCCTGGTACATTTCTGTCAGTGGCAGAAATACCAAGTTTCATTCGCAGTGCGACTACGGTGGAAGCGATAAGCTTCGCCGATATAACCACATCCCCCGGCTGGTTAACTGCCGCTACCATCTGTTGGGTTTCATCGTTATCAGTTGCCAGGCCAGTCAACATCTGCCTCGACACCTCATCACGAAGGAATTGTCCGTCCCTAAGATGGTTCACCTCTCTTTGCTCACCAGTGGCTCCTAGCCACCACATAGCGAGCTGGGCCGAGAGTGTCAGCCCACGTCCGTCTCTACCAAAAAACACGCGTTGCCGAGGAACGGCAACTCTGCGTGGCCGGTAGGCCGGGGCAGCTAATGCATAATGCGAGAATACAGAAGCCATGTACTTTGATCGAAGTTACAATTTACGCCCTTTCGGTACGCCGATCCTTCAAACCCGAGACCTGAGTCGCGA